TCGCGTACCAACACCCCTGCACACCGTCAGGATTGGCCGAGATTATGTCGCCATCGTACAGCGGGGCACGACACTTTTCGCACTTGCCGACCTCTGCGTCTGCAGCGTGCGCGGCGAGATCGGCGCGTAGAGCCTCGTTCTCAGTCAAGGCGGTGCTCCTTCACTGACATGACGATCAGCAAGCTGACGCACACTGCCGCGAAGCCGAAACAATAGACCATGCTCCACATGCTGACGCCTGCAAGCGGGACGAAGCAGCCCGCCACCAAGTGCATAAAGCCAAGCCACCACAGTCTTCTTTTGTCGTTCTCAGTCATTGGGGTGCTCCCGAATGGGCAGGGGTGCGATTCAAAAGAAGTTCCACAACGTCTAACGACAAAAGTGGTAGAAACTTCGGGTCTATCCACATGATCACCCGAACGAGGAGTGCACAAGTTAGCAACTTGAAACGAAAGCTAAGCATATCTTTGCCCTTTTGGTCCAATCGGGAACTTACCAGCTTTCAACTGGGCCATAGTCCGACCATGCTTAAAGCCTTCTAAGACAGCTTTCGCTTCCCAATACTCATCGCCGTTGCCGTTTTTGATATCCTCAACCCGCTGGGGTGCGATACCGTCATACAGCTCGCCATCCGCAGTACGCGTAGGACCATAGCTTGCTGCTACGATTTGCCTGACTTCCAAAACATCGGGGTCAACCGGCTTTGGCAATTGCTGCATAATAGCTCGCGCCCTCTGGCACCATTCGACCGGACTGGTATCGAGGCCAAACGGCGATGCTTTCCCAATTTCGCGAACTAAATCGACCATGCTCGGAATTAAGCTTTGCAAATCCGCGTACTCTGCCTCAGCTTTTGCATGAGCTGCCATTGCCTTGGCCCAGTCTGCCATCTCCGGCGAGATGCTTGGTTCGGTCATCGCGTAAACCCCTGAACAATGCCGACAACTGCAAAACAGACAGCGGCAACGATTAGGAGGATTACGATCGGAAGCCACAACGGCGAGAGAACCCACCACCACGACCAGTCGATGTAGCCCGTAAGCTTCAGCCCAACGAACAGCACGGCCAATAGGCTCAGGAAGCCACCGCCGTTTTGCGTCGTGGTTTGCGTCGAACTATTCATCTCATTCCTCCCTTTCCATGAAGCCGCAGATGGGCGGCGTGGTTGTCAGTTGGAGCGTTAGAGTTCACGACCGCGGCGGATAGCGCGGCGGGCTACCTGAACAAGTTCGATATGATCCTCTTTGCCGGCCAAGATATCGGCCTTCAGGGTCTCAGAGAATTCAAACTCAACAACCCCGCTGGCAGCAATCTCCCGAGCCTCCACCAGATCCTCATCCACCACCGGCTCCATGTCAGCAACGATGCGGCGGGCTTCCCTCGACCATTCGTAGGGAGAGGTGTCAGCGGCTAGCAGCTTTTCGCCCGCCATCCGCCTCACCAGCGCCTCCATCGCGTCCAGACATTCGAGCGCGGTCTTGTGGGTGGGTACGGCCGGGGCGACGTTGCGGATGGTCCAGGTATAATGCGGCAACAAAGAAGTGCCATCTTTGCGCCAACCACATGGGCCCAACATATCCACACCGCCACCATAAACGCATTCCGGACCGGATGTTACAGCGGCGGGATAAACCGACCGCACCTCACGGCTGTAGCGGTGAACCGCCTCGATCGGCTTCGTCCAATCAACATCAACCATCATTCTTCTCCGGGCTGAGGGCGTTGCGGGCGATGGCGCGCGTGATCTCGGTGCAGAACGGCTCGGCGTCCGCAATCTCCCGAAGCGCTGCCTCCCACCGAGCCATCGTCCGCGCCCGCTTGTCCCGAGCGCGCTGCTGCTTCTGTGCGTTGGTGAGGGGCATCAGCGTGATGCTGCCGTATCACTGATCGCCCGCTCTATTGAACTAAGGACCTGCATCCAATCACCACCCCCCTGCGATTTGGTCAGGTCGTAGGCCTTCAGCCAAGCCTTATCGAGCATTCGGGCCAAAGCGTCTTTTTCGGATTTGCGTGCCATCGTCTGTCTCCGTGTTGATGCCCTCTTCTACCCAGTGCCGTCACCGCCGTCAATCCCGGTTACGTAATTTATTTTCACCCACCCCGCTGCATCCTGAGATAACCGGCTGCGTGGTCAACGCTGATGTTGTATTTGGTTGCGAGCTTGGCAGGGTCCGCGCGTGCCAGGCTCTCGGGTGGGGCCTTCAACAGCGCTATGATGAAATAGGTTAGAGGCATGCCGATCAACGACCTTTTCGCATAAGAACGGCAATCGCTACGTATTTGGCTAAACACAAACCAACTGCGATCATCATCAACACCACACCCTCCCGCCATCGACCCTGCGAAACTGCCTACCCGCTCGCCTATGCCGCTCCCTTGTCTCCCAGAGCGCCTTGAGCGTCGTCAGCCGGTAGATCGGGTCCGTCGCGTACAGGTCGCGGCGTCTGGTTGCTCGGTTGCGGTTTAGGTGGAGGCGGTAGTGGTCGTCTGCGGTCACAAGATTTCGCCCTCGACCGCACGAACGAAGCGGTCGACGCTGTCCTTGTCAATTTCCACAGGCTCGCCAACGGTCAGGACTACCAGAGCCATGTTGTGGCCTAACGGGTGAGGCTTAACCGCTACCACATGCTCCCGTGCGATATATGTTCTCTGCCCCCGCGAGTTGGTCGTGACGATCATTAGGTGCTCCTTTCCGTTGTTAAAAAAACCGCCGCCGCCAAGGCGGGCGGGTATATATTTATATATAGGGGACACTATGCCGCAGACTCCCCGCAATGATTTCAATGACTTACGCGCGCACTTCCCGCACTTTCCGCAGACTACCCGCCGCAATGATTTCAATGACTTAGCGGTTGGACTCCCCGCACTTTCCGCACCCTATTTTACCCTCCAAAACCGGATCCCGCCGTCCATCGAACGGGACCGAATGCCCCATCCTTTCCGGTAGAAATACGACTGTACAGTCTTCGAGAACGCGCTCTTTGCGTCCGCTCCCAACATGAATACGGACTGCCCGGGCTCAAGCCCAGACAGTCCGTACTTGTCTCTCGCAGTCTTCGCCGGGGGAATTTCAACGCCGTTTTCGATGGTGTGGTTCATAGCAAATACCTCCACCTGCAACGTACTGCGCGCCCCGCATTCCCGCAATACCTAAATAACCCTTCTGCGCGCAATTCCGATCACCGGGTGACGGTCGCGACCCTTCCACAATTCCTGACTGGCCTGGATTTCCTTGCTCGCAAAAAGACGCTCCATGGCCTTCGCCAGACGCCCCTGAGAGATCCCATTGGCTTGCGGCATGCGTGCCATTACGCGCGGTGCATACTGACCGTTAGAGGCGTGGCTGACGTGCCGCTTGTCGTCGGTGAGGATGTCCAGAAGCTGCAGGAACGTCTCTTCATCCTGCGCACCGATCAGGTCATTAGCTGATGGCCCGCGCTCGGTTTCAGGGATAGTGCGAGGATCCACAAACGCGCCTTCATGCCACTGGAAGAACAGCTCGGCACCGCGGCGCGCGTAGTTGGCTTTCTCGTTGCGGAGAACGCGCATATCGGGGTTGATCGGGGCGCCTTCCTCGTCCTTGGGTGTTTCGAGGAAAAGCCGCGATCGGACCTGATTTTCCCACGCTGTCGAACCCGAATAGCTATCACCAGCCTTGTTTGGGTGGCCTACGATGACGGTCGACCCGCCAATCTCGTTAGCCATGCGGTTAGACAGATTGATAAAGGACGCGACCTGGTGGCGGTCGTTCTCGTTGCCGGTGAATAGGTGCGCGGTGTTGTCCAGCACGCAAAAGCTGACGCCGCGCTCCTGGCATGCCTGCACGATCTGGTTGTAGCGTTTGGCTATCTTCATCTCACCAGCTTGGTCGAACGTCGCCAGTTCGTTGCCGATCTCGCCCTGCAGCGATAACAGCATAAGCCGACCGCGTAGTTCGTCCATACCGATGCCGAGCGACACGCAGATAGACGCCTGCCGACGATGCAATTCCTCCGCGTCGTCCTCGCAGGTGATATATAGAGCGGGTGACTGGTGAACCTGCGTACCGATGAAAGGTATGCCCATCGCAATGCACGTCGCGAGCTGCTGTGAGGCGAGCGACTTACCCGCTGCCCCGGCGCCGGTTAGCAATGTCGCCTGCCCTTCCGGTATCAAGCCCTCCAGACGCCACTTTCGAACGGGTATCGCTTCGCCCGACCAGTTAGCCGGATCAATGATCGCCAGAGGGTTCGTGGGCGCGGTCTCCACATCGGGCGCGGTCAATTCGGGCACTACCTCGATCGGCAGCGGATCCGACATAGCGCCGGCCTCGAATTGATCCACGACCGTCTGCAGATCATATTCGCGCGCGACGTCGTTAAAGTCGTCGCCGCCGTCGCTTTCGAGGCCCAAAAGGGAAGCTACGACTAGCCGGGCGCCAAGGATGCGCGCTGCGCTTTCACCGCTCACACGGCCCTTGTTTGGCTTAGGTGGATCCTGCAACGGTAAATGCCAATCGTCGTCCGCCGCAACGATAAAGTCGCGGCCGGCCCACCTATGCCCAGCCCACCGAGCGACGGCGACCATGTTGCCAGCGTCGATGCAGACAACGACGGGATACCCTGTTGCCTCGTGGATGCTGGCTCCAGTTGAGAAACCTTCGCAAAGCACGATCGGGCCAGTCTCAAAGTCGCCGATAGGGAAATGCCCACCCTCGACCTGAGTGCCTTTCCAGAACAGCCTCTTGCCGTCCCCGGAAATCTGCTGCAGCGTGCGGAACTCGCCATCCGCATTATAAAGCGGCACCAGCAGACCGTGCTTGCGAACGCGCGTGCCGTGGGTCTTTATACCCTTACGCTCGATGTAGGGATGCGAGGCAGCGTCCGCACCGTTGACTGCGCCATCCCACCAAGCCTTTGCCGCTACCGCCGCGGCGTCAAACTGCGCCTTAAGCTCAGCAGTCCGAGCTGCGCGCTTGGCAGCGACAGCCTCGCGATCGTAGGATATGGGCTGCGCGTCGGAGAACCACCGATGCCGGGTCTTCTCATCGCGCCAATCCATGAACAGCCCCACCGGGCGCTCGTCGTTATGCAGCAGGTAACGACCTGGCTTAGACGACTTTGACCGCGTGTCGGAGATGTTGAACCTGTGCCACCGACCATCCGCGACAATATGTCCCGGGTCGGTGTTGCAGGTAGCAATGATGAATTGGCGGAATTGCTCTGTCGCGTCCGTCATGCCCCGCGCAACCCAAAGCGCGCAATCAGCATAGACGCTTGCCGTCCGGTAATCTCGCCTGCGGAATGAGCGGCTATGATCGCCTGTTTACGCTCTGAATCATCAGCGGCCGCGGGGAATAGCGCGAACTCAGCCATGCGAACGAGAATATCGTCGATCAACGAGCCCAGCGATGGTGTGTTGCAACCATCTTCAATACTGTCTATTGTACGCATTGTAGACGCGCCCTCCTTGCGCGGTGTTGGCTTCCGGCTTGAGCGAGTGCCCACAAGCTCGCCGGAAGCCCCTACACTAATCTTTCAATGATGTGACGTCAACGTGCATCCCTCACCGGCGCCCCCCACTCAGCAAACAGCGCGAGCGCAAACGTTGGCGTCCTAACACACGCCACCCGAAACCCACGATCAACCATGGCGTTACCCCAGTCAATCTGTGCGTCGGACATCACGCCCCGAGCATCCTTCCACTCAAGGAACACGATCCCGTGGTTCCAGGCGTAATGCTCGTCGAACACGCCCGCGGTAAGCCCTTCCTTCTTGACCCGCGCCTGAGCCTTGAATCCGCGCTTGCCTGCGTTCGGGACCGCCCATGACGTAATGGACGGCCCGACATATCGCAGCATGGTGCGAAAGTTGGATTGCCTTGTTACCTCGTCGTCGGGCAGCTTATCCTTAGGCTCAACCGGAAACCGCGGCACAGGCTTGAGCGGCGATTCCAGCGCATCGAAGTCGGTAAGCAGGATCATGAGTCCGACCTAAGCCGCAATCGCCACCCGTTTACCAGCGGAAGAACTTTAACCCCCTTGCGATGCCTCTCGCTGTATAGGGGCCTGTTTTGCGGGCCGGCCAAGGTAAGATAGTGACGTCCAATTCGGACGCCCCAGATCCGCCATCGCCAAGAGCCAGTGGTAAAGAATTTCATGATTGCCTCTCCCTCCTATGCTCGCGCTGGTCCCGCAACATCTTCATCGCGACCATCGGCTTGACCTTGTAGCAGCGGGACAGATAATCCGCGTCGAACGCGTGCAAGGCGGCGTCCGAGCAACCGATCAGCAGCGTTTGCAACTGCAACGTCGACTGCGCGACCGTCATCTCGGGTTTTGCGTGGTGGCGGGGTTTCATGACGCAAGCTCCGGGGCATCATAATACGGTGTACCACGTCGCGCTTCTGGCTGGTCAATATCGAGCGGGTGGGTATTCATCACGACTTTGCCGCCATCGTACACGAACTGCACATATTGGCGGTTATGGCTGATGTAGCGAGCTGCCCGACCATTGATGGTGAACCGCTCGCCATATCGTTCGGTTGGCTCCGCACGAACGCAACGTACGATCTTGAGAAAGTCCTTGAACGACAGCCCCTCAAACGCTGGAGAACGCCATGCCTCGGCTATAGCGCCGCCGCGCGAGGTGTTGTGGTAGGGGATCTGGCTGTAACCATAGCCCGAAACCTGCACCTCCCACGGCTTAACGAGCATACCTTCCATGTCACTCACAACCCCATCTCCCTAGTCAAAAAGTCCCCCGGAAGCTTAACGCCTTTGCGTTTCGCGAGCGCAACGACGGGAGCGCGCCACCGCCAGGGTATGCCCCGAGATTTCCAGTTGTGGACGCTCTTGGTGTTGCGGCCGAACTCGCGACCGAGCGCGGCGCAACCACCTAGGGCGTTGATGATATCGGAATCCTTCATGCGTCGTCACCATCGAAGCCGTCGCCGCGGTCTGCGTCGGCCTTGCCCTCGTCGGCGGCGGGGTTGTCTTCGGATAGCGTGCCGTCGCCGATCTGCTGCTCCAGCGCGTCGAGTCGCGAAACCGGCTGAGCCTGCTCGATAACCGGCGCATCGTTCGGCAGCGTCTCATCACGGTCCAGCTCGTCGACCAGATCCGTGGACATCGGAAGCCGCTTGGAAAGACGGCGCATCACGGTCTTGCGAGCCATCTCGCCCCACCACGAAACCCAAGGACCGTTGCCCTTCGCCCGGCTGACGGCGCGGACCTTCTCGATTTCCTCCAGGCTCATCACTTCGAGCAGCCGCGAACCATCTTTCAGGACGGCGGTAGCGTAGGCACCGATTGCCTTGCCACGCGGTTCGTTAAGCCGCGGCGGGTTGTGCGTCACGTCCTCGTCGAACCCCAGCGTCCACACGAACTCGTCATTTTCGTGGACAACCTGCGCCGATACCTTGGCTACCTCACCCGACTGTCGCAGCTTCTTCAGGATGCCGGCGATCATCGGCATGGCCTGCGCCTTGTTGCCGAACATGACGATTGCAGCTTCGCGACCATCGGGGAGCAGGCCGTCCTGGGCCAGCCGGACGATCGAGCCAAACAGGCTGTTACGGTCGGCGTTGGCGAGGTCGGGGTTGTTCTGAATTGCCGTCATAGCGACCCGTGTGAACTTGTCCACGCTGATATGCTTAGGCAGCGCCGCCTGAAATTGCGGGGCCATCGCCGTCAGGTTCTGACGGATGACTGCGACGGGGCTGTTATCGCGGTTCTGCAGTTGAGTAGCCATGTTACTTTTCTCCTTCGTTGGGTTTCAGGTCAAAACGGCGGTAGCCTTTCCGCCCCTTGATGATCTCGCCAGGCTTGGCCTCACGGTCTGGCGTATCCTTGGTGCGGTTCGCGCCGATCTTGAACGACGGCAGCAGCGCGCGCCCGGCTGTGCCGATGATCTCGACAAGCTGGGTCTTTGCGATCTCCATCTGCGCCTCACCCTGGTCACGCAGAGCCTTACCGGCGACGTAATCCATTGCGAGTTGTTCAGCGTTGAGATCATCGCGGAGGTCGGCGACCTCATCAGTCGGCACGCCTAGCGCGTCAATCAGTGTTTTGCCGTCTCGCGCATAGTCAGGCTTAGGTTCGCGGCCTGCCCGCACATCGTCCCAGAACGCTGCGGCGCGCTTCTCAATCTCAGCGTATAGTGCAGGCCGGAAATCGTATTGGTGGCGTTCCAAGGCGTTGCCGCCAACCAGCACGATGACATCGCCCCATAGAACGCCGTCTAGGCCTTGGTACGTCTGGTTCTGTAGGAGGTAGTGCAACGGGGGTTCATCACCCCACTTCTTGCGCTCCAGCCAGTCCACCATCTTGACTTCAAGGATGCCGGGGCCGCGCTCGGGGCAGATCGCGCGATGGTCGGGATGCCCGCCAAGGCCGTTGCCATTGGTCAGGTGCTTAACGGTACCACGGTCGGTATAGCCCCACCGCTCTTTCGCACCTTCGATAATGGAGGCTTCCAGCTTCACGCCCCAATAGCTGCGCTCGTTCTCGGGGACGCCATCTACCACGGCGTTGAACTCGGGCGTTGCGATCGTGCCGCGCTTGCGGTGATACAGCTCGAATTTGGTGGTCCACGGGCTTGCGTCGAACAGTGCGGCAACTTCGCCGGCACCGATGACGCTTGCCCTGAACTCCAAGTCGGATGGTTCGGAACTCATGTGGCGTTCTCCTAAATGGAGACGCTGATATGTTCCTAATGAAGAACGCCGTCAACCCCTAAACGCGCAAAAACCTCCCCAACCTCCGCGCCTCCTCATCCGACATATGAGCAACAAGCTGCATGGCGGCGGTGAGGACGCGGTGGTTGGTGGTGGTGTCCGCCATCGCGAGGATGGCATCGCGGACGACCTGGGCTTTGGGGTCGGTGGTGGGGGTGGAGTGGAGGGGGGTCATGCTGCTACCTTCATCATAGCTTTGAGGAAGCCGGACGCTTGCCCGAGGTTGATCGCATTACCCGCTCCCCGCAGGATGCCCACGCGGTTGCGAAAGGCCCTAGCATCAGCCAGAGGGTAAAATTCGGATTTACGATCTTGCCAATCGCGCTCTTTCCATAACGACGCGCTATGACCGTTTCCAAATTCGGAAAACGGCTCCAGCATTTTTCCACCGCTTCTGTCGTTATTACTGCTGCCACTGAACTGCACGATCTCGGGGTAGGCCACCCAGTAATTCCGTTTCCGTTCGTGAGGCGCCCCGAAACCCGCAGCGACGGTTTCAGCAGCCCCGAAGGCATAACCCGTTGCGTCCATGTCAGCCGATACAAGGGTGAGCCAAGTATCTCCGTCTGCTCCCGCAACCTGCTCGCCAACGACGATCGCAGGACGGCATTGCTCAATGAGATAGTGGAATGCGGGCCATAGGTGCCGCTCGTCATCAAACCCGCCGCCTTTGCCTGCCGAGCTGAAAGGCTGGCAAGGGCAGGAACCTGACCATAAAGACGTGTCGTCGGCGATGCCGACGTGTCTGGCTGCGAGGCTCCACACTCCAATGCCGGCGAAGAAGTGGCATTGCTGAAAAGATCGTATGTCATTGGGTGTTACGTCCTCAATGGATCGTTCATCCACTTCACCGGGGGCGATAAGGTTATCCTTGATCAGCTCGCGTAGCCATGCAGCGGCAAAAGGATCGTGTTCATTATAGTAGGCCGTCACGCCGCCATCCTTCTCGCTGCCCTATCCGCCCGCTCGATCAGTTCGGCATCCGTGCAAATAACCCGCCCACACAACCAGAACCGCCCCGCGACATCCGCGCGGCCCTCGGCATTACACCGAAACACCGTCCACCGATCGCGCTGGAGGATCTCTTGAGCCAGACCCGCGGGCGACATATCCCTCTGCGGACGATCCACAGGCGCCGCGCTGTAGTTACGGACGAACTGCGCTGGCTTGGCGGCCTTCAGGGCGACCTTGGCACGAACCTTGGTCGGCACGTTGGGCACCACACCCGCGCGCTCCTGCATACGCCCCGCGGTCGACCGGCTGATACCGTAATGCGCTGCGATCTGCGTCAGGGTCTTGCCTGGTGCGACCTGCAGGAAGTCGTCGGGAATTGGGGTCTGTGGCACGCTCGTCGGCGTTCTCCACGGTCCCAGCTCGTACCGCTTGACCATGCGGATGATGGTGTTCGGGCTGGCGTGGTAGCTGCGTGCGATGGACTTGGCGCCCTCGCGATTGGCAATCCGCGCCCGGATGTCCTCGCGCTGTTCGGGGGTAAAGGTTAGGGGGTTCATGCTGCATTCCTTTCTAGGTTGGCGAACCGCGCAATAGACAACAGCAGATCGCGGAAGGGTTCTGGTGTGTGAATGCGCAAGCGGTCAGCGATACCGTGCGCGCTGGTCGAAGGGGTGCGGCCCGCGGCGATGCGAGATTTGGACGGTTGCACCATTGACGGCAGCTTGCGGGGATCTACGCCCCAGGCCAGTGACGGCAGGTCACAATGGGCTGCGTAGAGCCACGTCGCCTTCCTAACCACGTGGCCGTACGCCACCTGCTCGACACGGCATGTCCAGCCGCCCTCGAAGTCCGCGACCACCCAACCGCCTTCACGCGGCGGCTTGTTGAGGCCGAAATAGGTCCAAGCTCGCGATCCCTCGGGGTGTTCGATCACGCCGCCAAACCGTCGCACGGCGCCAAGAGCATGCGCGAAACATCCGCCATCGTCGCCAAGCTCTTTTCGAACGCCGGTTCGAGCGATCACCAGCGGCGAACCCATCCACATGTCACCCCATCGCTGGCACGGAGGATGCGCGACTACCGGATGCGGGCCGTCGTACAAGCGGGCGTCGCGGTCGGCATCCCACGGGTCAACGTCGGGCAGGCCGTAATACGCGCCGTCCTTCTCGACGTAGAGCGCGGCTATCACACCCCCAACCCCTCAACCACATCCCGAAACCGCACCGGACACGTAATCTGGTGCTGCTTGTAGGCTAGCTGCCGGCGCAACAGCTCGCGGGATGCCATCACGGTGTCATAGCTGCCGTTGCGGTTGTGGGCGATCGTGGGGGCGTTGATTAGGAGGCTCATGCCATCGCCTCCTTTGCGATTTTGTCGTGTTCGTCGCGTGTCCACTTATCGGCTGCAGCACGACGGCGATTGCCTTCTGCGGTCGCCGAAACCATGCGCTCGACGGCCTTTTCCAAACATCCTTTATCAGAGCCGTAAGCAACCACATTGGATTTGCTGAAACGGCGTTCGCGATATCCGTCCTCTTTGCAGGTGACGGTTTTTTCGGTCACAGATATAACCGCGACAACCACAGGGCGCCAGCCGCCTGTCATGATCGCGTAGTCTCCGGGTACGATGGTCATGCCTCTTTCTCCATCAATTCGGGAACCTGCACGCCACGGACCAGCGCGAATAGGCGAAGGGAATTACGGTGCGGCTTTGGCACCCCATCCTTTGCCCACTGCGCGACGGCCTGACGCGAGATGTTGAAATGTGACTGGATAGCCTGGCGGCCGATCCGGTCGATTGCGGGTGCGTCTGTGTGTTTCGTCATTTGAGTTGTCTAGCGCACCACAAATAAATCCGCAAGCATGATTGACAAGATTATTTTCCTCACCCATACCTCTCTCAACAAAGCGCAACCCGGAGACAGCGCCATGTGCACCGATGAAGATTTTGCCCGATGGCTCGCCAAACGCGATGCCCGAGAAGCGACCTACAATAGCTGGTCGCGATTCGCGAAGACCAACACCGCCAAAGGGTATCCCCTGACGGATGCCGATCGCGATGCCCTGCGTCCGGTGTCGGCATGAGCCCCATCGACCGCCCCGACGTCTTCGAGCGCATCCTGATCGACATAGCCGGCGATCTGGTTGCGACGGCCGAGCGCTTCAACGCGCGTGAAGCTGACTACCGCGCCAACCGTGATCGTGCGCTGGCTTCGTTCGCTGCACACGATGCTCGCGAGCGTGCCAAGCAGGAGGCTCGGTGGGCTGTTGAAGAAACTCTTATTTTGGAGAACGGACGATGAGCGCGCAAGAATCAGCATTGGTAGCTGTCGCCGAACTCGCAGAACATTGCGCGTTTGCCGCCGCGGCGCTGGAGCCGACCGAAGATACCCTTATCTGGCTCGGCAAGCAGTTCGTTGAAATCATGGAAACCGCGCGCGAAGGTGCTGGCCTCCCCCTCAGGAATTGGGCATTACGATGATCACCCAGCGCCCATCCTCCCTCCACACCCGCGACCGCGAGATTGCCGCCATGCCGCTTGCCGTTGATCATGCCGGCGAGCATTGGCTGGTGTCTCTGTTGCTGTGGCTTGCGATGGTCGGCGTGTTCGTCGTCGTCGCCCTCATTTTTGCATAGGATATTTGATATGACCGACACACAAACACCTCAACCCGTCGCTGTGGAGCAGGGGGTGAAGTACTGGGCTGCTGTGCGTGAATGCATCGAAAGCAGCCTCGAAAACGCAGATCAGGCCGGCGCCGATGCCATCACGCTGATGGCCGAGCGCCCGAAGGCCGAACACGCGGGGTACGCACGCACGCGCAGGGGCTACCCTCGCGCCGCCTGCATCAACGCCATCGAATACGCTTTGCAGGAGTGCGCGGCATGATCGTTCCCTTTCCTTTATCGCAATCGGACGTGCAGATGCAGCGCGTTCAGCAGGCGGTCGAACAGCATCGCAATGCACCTTTCAAGTCAGCTGATTGGCTGGCGGGCGAGCTGATTACGATATGCGAAACCGCACCGGCTAATGACTCGGCGGCGGCCCTCGCCGAGCGCGCCCGCCTCACCACGGACAGATCGGTGGGGGTGGAGGCGCTGGCCCCGGAGAAGTGTGGCGCGACCAGCGAAGATGCGATCCGCCACCTCGCAATCCGCGATCAACTGAACCGCACGATCTACAAGGCTGTGCGCGGTTACAGCATGGGGAACATGTGCCAAGCGGACGATCCGTCGTGGCCGTATCCGCTGGTCGACCTCATGTCGAACCCGGCCCCCGCAGATATCTCGTCCGGTGAGATGGAGATGGTCGCACTGGTCGATGAAATCGCGCACGCTGTCGCCGCCATGCTCGCCGCCACCCCGCCCGTCCCTGCGACCAGCGAACCGGTGCAGGAGGCGTTCGTGAAGCTGTGCGAGGCGCTGGGCATTCCCGCGACCGCAGGCGCCTATCTGGAAGTCCCGCGCCTGTTGCCCGTCCCTGCGACCAGCGAGTCGACATGGGCGACAGCGACCGACGATCAGCGCGAGCGGGTCACGCTTTTGGCAGAGGTTGAATTGCACCTGCAATCGTCGCGCGTGTTCGTCACGTCCCGCGAGAAGATGCACCCGTGCGGCGTCGATCTGCACGACGAATTGCTGACCAAAGTGACAGCGGCAATCGACGCAATCGGGCGGGAGAAGGTCATTGGGTAACGCAGTCGTGCGAGCCGCACTCGAAAGCATGATGCGGGCGACCGAGGATGATGCGACCCCGCTCATTCGGCGTTTGGCGCGCATTCAGACCCGTGCCGCGCTCAAAGGTCTGGATGGCGTCCCTGCGACCAGCGGGGAGGGGGAGAAGCTGCGGGAGGCGGTCAGCACTGCGCTGGCAACGCATGACAAAGCAATTTCAGTTTGCCCTGACAGCAAGCTGGACGCGAACAAGGACTGCCCGAAGTGCGGGGCAGCTTCCAACGAGGGGTGCCGCATCACCGCCTTGGCTGACGCAGCTTTCGTCCACAACGCCCGCGCCGCTCTCGCCACCCCCGGCGCCGCACCGATCGGGTCTGACGACGCGGATTACAGCGGCTATGTCGATGCGGGGGATGCGAAGTGAGTGCGCTTGACCCTGAGCGCATGAAGCGCGTGACAGCGAGGCTTGCGTTGGCCTGTAGGCACGAAGCCATGGCACTCGAACTTAGTGACCACTTCGACCGCGGTAGCGTGACTAAAGCCGCTGCCCACTTCGCAGTGGCCGACGCGCTCCGTGCCCGTGGAGGGCGAGCATGATGGCGGTCGTCTATCACGGAACGCCGCTAACCCCTGCGCCTGCTCTCAATGCCGTCGCCGGTCGCGCGTTCTGCGTCAGCTATTATCGCCCTGACAGCGTGGAAGCAGTCGAGGCAATGTCGCCTTTCGTCATGTACGACAACGGCGCGTTTTCATTCTGGATGCAGGCGGTTCGCGCTGGCGTCGATCCGATGGAGGCGGGCAAGGACGATTGGTCGGCCTATTACGCTTGGCTTGAGGATCGGATCTACGCAACGGGGCGCTGGGCGGTAATTCCTGACCGCCCGGCCGCACCGTCCCAGCTCAACGATGGCCTGCTGAACGACTGGCCCTTCGGCCGCTCGCGTGGGGCGCCGGTTTGGCACATGGACGGCCCGCTCGATCGCCTCACCCGGCTATGCGAGCGCTACGATCGCGTCTGCCTTGGCTGGATAGGCGACCCCAAGCGCGAGCCGGTCGGCTGTGACGCATACCGCCGCCGCATGGATGAGGTTGCTGCGCTGATGGGCAACGACTGGCACCCGTTACACATGCTGCGCGGCGTCGCAGTCGGCGGAGATTACCCGTTCCTGAGCTGCGACAGCACAAGCCTTGCGCAGAACCACCACCGCTACCGCCTCCGCCTGTTCGCCGGCACGCTAGACGAATGGTCTGGGGTGCGCGCCTATGCCGACAAACTCGAAAGGATGGCCGCATGAAGCCGGACTGGACACCCGAAGACACCAACGCCGCACGCTCGCTGCGGGACAGCGGTCTTTCCTATCGCGTGATAGGGAAGCGGCTCGGTCGCACGGGGCAGGGCGTCAAGCGGCGGCTGCAATATGTGACGGAGATCGCAGCATGACCGCGCCAACCGATAACGCGGCGCTGCGGGCGGCGCGGAACCTGTGGCTGCGCGACCTACTGCGTGACCGGATCCAGTTCACGATGTACGCGGACGCGACACCGGAAGAGGCGCAGGAGGTGATCGACAGTCTCTCGGAGAGCGACGAGTACGATCCCAACGTCGCCGCGTTGGTGCAGATGCCCAAGTGGTGCTCGCCCTGTGAAGCGCAGGAAGCCGTCGATCGCTATTTCGCCGCCGCCATCCCCCCAGAGCAGGACGGGTATGCGGAAGCAATAGGAGAGGGGCTTCGGCAGTGGAGCATCGAGTATAGCGGCGGCATCTTCACTTCGGGGATGAAGCGCGAAATAGCGACCGTTATCTTGCGGCAACCCGCGTTCGCCGCCTTGCTCGCCTTTTCCACCGACCGTCATGCGGAAGGACGGATCGCGGGGCTGGAGGAAGCGGCGAAACGTCTGGACGAGCGGGCAGAGCGCGCGCGTGTCGCAGCGATCGGCGGGGGCATGGATCCCGTAGATGCCGAGTTGCTCGACTACGAATATTCGAACGCGGCGAACGAACTCCGCACCATCGCGAACGGAGGGATGGCAGCATGAGCGACGTCAACAGCATTCCCGACAACGAGCTGGTCGGGCGCGCGGTCCGTGAATGCCGGAATGGTCGCGGTCGCAGCAAGGTTCCGGTGTGGGCCAAGGTGGGCGATCGGTTCCTGCTTGGCTCGACCTACGCGAGACAACTCTGTCGGCGCTTTGGCGTGGATCCAGACGAACAGGTGAAATCATGACCCAGGAGAAGGACTATATCGATCTCGCGGATCGGGTGGAGGCGGCGATGCCGTGGACGGTCGATAACAGCCCGCACTTCCATAGGATGCGCGCGACCGACGTTGAGATCGCCCGCTTGGTTAAATGGGACAGCGCTGTTGGGCATGGTCGTGGTGATCGGTATGGCGTCCCTGCCTACACCGCCTCGGTCGACGCCGCGATGACGCTGGTGCCTGAAGAATGCTGCGACTGGCTGTTCCGACGCTTTGAAGACGGTACGTTTGCATGCGACTTGGAGATCGTTGGCGAACGCGTGCAGTCAATCGACGCATCCGGCGCATCCATACCTCTTGCCCTAACCGCCGCCGCACTCCGTTGCCATGCCTCCCGTGTCGGTGACAGGAGGGGAGAAGATGGCGTATCACCCCACACGAAGCAGGCTGGAACAGGAGCAGGATGATGAAGGAAGCAGGGAATGAGGGCTTAACTGGTCTGAGGGCTGCTTTGCAAGCACAGGAAGATGCTGAGGATGCTCGCAGCGTCTGTGCGGATTGTGAGGGCGAAGGAATGTGGGAGCATTGCCCATCATGTTCGCTGAAGTTCGGCCAAGCCATTGATCTGCGCCGCGCCGTCTTGGCGAATAAAGCCCCGAAGGGCGAGCAGCCTAAGCTGTGGGTGGTAACATAACGGAAGACCGCCAAATCCGCAACACATCACAGACTGGAGAAATATCATGAAGAAAGCAGAAAATGCGATGGCTGTCCCGAAAGGTTGGAAGCTGGTGCCGATTGAACCGACAGAGGCGATGATACAAGCTGTGTGGAAAGCGACTTTGGGCGGTTCTATATTGTCTGCTGAACGTGCAGCACGCGCCATGCTCGCGTCTGCCCCCACCCCCGGATCCGAGATCGCGGTGCTTGAGCAAGGGAGGGTGGGGTGAGCGACGATCTACTGGAACTCAAGTGGGCACTGGCGTGGGGTGCGGTCGCCCTGTTCCTTTACGTGCTAGGTCACCCCACAGCAGCCATGTGGGCGCTAGTTATCGGTGGATTGGCGGTGCCGGTCATCATCTTTGACCTCACCAAGTAGCCTAACCCCACCCCCGCTTTCGGCGATAGGAGATGAGATTGTGACGAAGTTCCGTAAAAAGCCGGTCGAGATCGAGGCTATCCGCCTGCCAATGCCGGGAGAGCAAGGCCAAAAGGTAGCTGACTTCTTTCGCTTCCTTGATGGCGCCGAGTGGGAGCTAGGCGTGGATGGATTGCGCATCACGACCCTGGAAGGCGTTATGATGGCGACTCCCGGTGATTACATCATCCGCGGCATTAAGGGCGAGTTTTACCCATGCAAGCCCGACATCTTCGCGCTGACCTATGAACCGGTCGAACCCGCCCTCGCATCACAGGAGGCATGAGTATGTCAGACGTAATGGATCACGCAGACGTCACGGTCGCGCGCTGGGTCGCAACAGTGTTCTACCGCACCGAGAGCGGGCTGGTAGACGTGCAGCACGACATGCTCGAGCTGGAGGAATTGCAGGTCCTGGTCGAGCGAGGCCCACACTGGGATGCGATCGACCATATCGACATCGTGCGCGCGGATGGCGCCGATACCGGGTTGACGATCGAGGAAGCCGAACGGCTTTGATCCCCTTGCGACCCCACCGCGGATGATAGAGGATAGGATGATGGACACCCCGAAGACAATTCGAGCAGTCGGATACCATCGTGACGGCCAAGGGAGGCCGGTCGTGCGCGAGACGGTGCGCGCAGTTCGTAACGATGCCTCTGCTGCAACCCCGAACGATGAATGGCTGCTGGTTCGAGAAAACTACAAATCACGATCCGATTGGCATGGTAACGCAACAGCTTTTAAGGGGTAGCCTAACCCCCCAACCGCTTCCCAGCCTGCCGAGCCACCTCATCACCCGCAGCGCTAATCAAGGCACCCTTGGCCGCATCGAGCGTCAGGGGTGCTTTCGGGTTTGCGGCGATCTTGGCGACCGCGGGGATTAGGACCTTGCGGGCTACCGTGGAGAGGATCTTTCCGAATAGGCTCATGGGGAATGTCCTGTGTAGTTGCAATGGATGTGACAGCACTATAGCATGAAACCTGCCGAGAGGCGATTACAGGAGAAGACTTATGATTACCGTTCTACATCGCGGCCCAGACGGGTCTGAGCGCATTTTCGAAGCCGAAAGCGTGACGCGCTTTACCCCGGAAGGCGAGCAATCTATCCCCCCGCTGGGCAGGATCGTTGCTAGTGGCGTTCATTTTGATGACATGCCGGGATCATCTATCACACTGGATATCTCTGAGCCATTCGGCGCTGTGTTCGTTATGAATCGGCATGGTTCGACCATTGCAAAATGGCAGTGCTTATCTTCGCTGATTGGGCAGTAGGTTTGTTGCGAGCGGGAGCGCCTTACTCCCGCACCTCTACCGATACGGGATCTGCCGGCGTACCAGATGGCGTTGCCGGATCGGACTTGGCCTTGCTGCCCGAACTGGACCCGAGCCAGAAGCCGAACGCCAGCACGGCAAATGACTTCCATGTGCCAACGGTGTCGCCGGTCATCGTGGCGTCTCGCAGGACCACAACGACGTAGATGCTGAACAGCGCGTATCCTGCAATCGCCGCCAGGCACATGCCTACGACGATGCGAAGATTTGGGATTGATGCGGTGTTGATCATGCCGACAGCCCCTTATAAACGCGCGCTTCAGCAGTGCGCCGATTCACCAGACCCTGCATCACCTTGCCTGCCGCCTTGTTCCAAACAGCGAACTGAGCAGCAGCACCGTCATAGTCAGCGGCATTATGCTTCCTAAGCAGAGTGGACGGCCCAAGGTTGCCCAGCCCGATGTTATAGGCCAGCGACACCAGCGCGCCCTTCTGGTGAGGCTTGGTAGCCGCGCCGGCGAGCAATTTGTCCACCCCGCGCGCAAACTCCGCAACGTGGGCAGCAAGGCGCTGGTCGGCCTGTGGCTGCGTCCATTTCGTGCCGGGCGCGATCAGGTTGCCCTGTCCGTCAGTCGTGGATCCCCAGCCAATCGTGAAAGGCTTTCCGCCTGTCCCAGGATCCGGGTACGCATTCAGTTTGCAGCCTTCGAACTGCTTGATCAAAGCCAGCGCGAACGGCAGCCAGTCATTGCCGCCGTCGACCCGCGGTACACCCAGCTTATCAAGCATAGCGTCGATTGCTGCGACCTCGTCCATGTCGAACGTCTTATCGGTGCGCACTGCCCGGATTGCTTCGAAAATCGGTGTCCTCATGGCTTACCCCTCTGTGCGTTCCACATCTCACCCTGCCGCACCATTTGCCGGTTGGCACGCGCATGCTTGTAATCCCGCCACGTACGGCCCGACAGGAACAGGATCACGCCGTACGTCAGCAGCGACACGGCCCACCCCTCGAACGGGTTCTGGTTCTTGTAAAGAATGACGGGAATGGTCAGGAACGACCCGGCGCCCATCAACCCAAGCCCGAACCGTTCGGCGACGTTCGCCATCTCGCGGAACTGTGTCAGCTTGAACACCACGATACCGACCAGCAGCAGGCGCCCGGTGACGTTCAAAAAGTCGAACACGGTCATGCCGGATCCTTTCCGCCGAAGATGGCGAGGCCTGCTTTTGCGCGCTGAATGGCAAACGGCATAAGGATGTTCCAGCCGGTCCCGCCGATGTAGACGATGGCGTTCGTGGCCCTGATATTGTTTTCGTCGACACCCATCCACTGG